TATACCTCAGCACAGACACAGCAGTACGTATCAAGTGCCTTGACACCATACTACACAAAGACACAGACTGATGAAGAAATCCTATCAGCTACTGAAGACTTAGCAAGTGAGACATGGGTGCTAAGTCAAGGCTTTCTACAAACAGAGACAGAACCTGCCTTCAACGCTTCAGCAGCAAAGGACATTACCTCAAGCGACATCAGCAATTGGAACAACAAGAGTGACTTCAGCGGTGATTACAATGACCTTACCAATAAGCCTGTAATACCTGATGTGTCGCAGTATTATACATCAGCACAGACTCAGCAGTACGTTCAGGGTATAGTGAACGGATTGAAGTTTGTCGCATGCACTCAGGCATATTACGATGGATTAGTCTCAGCAGGTACTGTTGACAGCAATACTGTCTATTACATTCAAGAGTCAACACCACCTGTACCACCTGTGTCTTTGAACGCTATTGAAGGAACTACGATGGGCACAAATGACTTTATGACAGATACTAACCCTGCTGTGACTGCACACGTTGATAATGGCGAGTTCTACGTGCTTCGTGAGGACTTAAGCGGTCTGACATCACTTGCAGATATCTTCAACGCAAATTGGGACAGTGAGAGTGAATACCGTAACATCACGAGCATTACACAATTCAACCCTGATATGACAAATGTCACATCACTTGAAAGAGCCTTCAACGACTGTAGTGAAATACAATCAGTTAACCTGACAGGTCTTGACATCAGCAACTTAAACAGCAGTAATTTGTCAGATATGTTTTATTCCTGCTCTAACCTCAAGTCTCTGACTCTTGACGGTTGGGCACAGGCTAATTTGGAGAAGTTGGATGCATACAGCAACAGTAAGAACTTACAACTCACTGAGCTTAGTCTTAAAGACACAACATACACCTCTGACTATGACGTGGAAAACCACTTCACCTGTGACTATGTTGAAGCGTTATGGCTTTCAGCAGGTTACTTCCAACAGGGCAGTCGTAGGGTTTATTACTTTGACAACGATAAGCTTCACAATTGGACTAACCTTCAATCAATACAGCATCTTGCTACTGTCATTCCTGACGTAACAGGTTCACAGTATAATGATTGGTCACTGAACGTTCCTGCACCTACGTATGCTGTGCTAACCAATGAAGGATTGTACGCAACAATTACTAACAAGGGTTGGTATGTTGATAGTTCAGGAAGTGAATAGTGTATGACTACATGTATATTATCTGTCATTAAAAATGAGCGCCTGTACCTTGACTTTTGGCTTTCATACCATCTGCATCAAGGTATAGGCCATATCTATCTTATTGAAGATATAGACAGTGACAGTCACAAGGATATAACTGACAGATATCCCAACGATGTAACACTGTTGAGTGCGGATGAGGTAGTCACAGAGCAGATGATGGATAGTATTCCAATTATGAAGACGAAAGGTTACAGTCCTCAGAACACATTCTTCATCGGAGGTCTTCGCAGACTTCAGTCGGAAGGTAAATACAATTGGTGTTTCACCATTGACTCTGACGAGTTCATAACCTTTCAGAGCGGCTACGATATCAGCGTAGTGGATGAATTCAAGGATTACGATGCAGTTATCCTACAGTGGCAGAACTACAATGCTAACGGTCTTATATACACACCTGACTACACTGTCACACCAATCACTGAGGTATACACGGAGGTATGTGATGACCTACCCTCTGATATGGTAAACATATTCCATCGCTGTAAAAGCTGTCGGAACCTGAGAACCTTTAGCCGCAACACCTACCTAAGCGTTCATAGACCTAATACCTCAGTGGTAAAGTGGTGCAAGACAGATTTCACAACTGATAATAAAATCCCCTGCTACGATAAGGTATACATCAGGCACTACATTACCAAGTCGTTGGAGGAATATATAAATAAGATAAACAAGAGAGGCATGTTTCATCCCAAGCACAGGAAGATAGAGGATTTCTTCACTGTCTATAACCCAAGCATGAAAGGATTGGAACACATGACCAATCAGTTTTTATAAATCTCGTGTATTTATTAGCGTATGCATAAGATAGGAATTTCAGACATAGCAGATATCAAGTTAGGCACTGTGAACATCGACAAGGTGATGCTCGGTGCTTCATATGTAATATGGGAACGTGGAGGTGGTCAGACTCCTTGCTTTGAGGTGGTATCAAGTATTTCATCTGCCACAGGCGAGTACGTTGATGTATATTGCACTGCAGATAGCAAGTGGTACAAGAAAAACAACCTCAACGCCTATGAAGAGTATGGAATATATGAGCAGGTGTCATCCCTGTCATCTGCAACGTACTATGTTGGTAAACTTATAATACTGACAACTGATAATCATGAATATGAGTGGACAGGCAGTGAGTGGGAGGACTTAGGAATGGCAGGAATAATTGTACATTCTCCTGAGTACATTTCACGTACATCTTCAGCAACAGGTTACGTTGGTTTAGGTCAGAAGTTCCAATCTGACACGGTTGTTGAGATAGACTTCCAAATGACTAATGACAGAGGTTATGCGGTAGTAGGTGACTATTGGGGCAATGACAATGATGATTGGAGATTCTTTGTCAACTACTCCAACGGCGGATATCGTGGAATAAACTATGACTTTGACACCACACGTATACAGACAACAGTATCAAACACAAAAGCAAGATTCCATTTTGACATTGGTAACTACTACGTCAAGAATCACGGAGCAAGCAGTAATTTAATAACAGGTACTGCAAAGACCAACGTACAACGTCCTAATCAGATGTACCTCTTCCACATGGAAGGGCCAATTTCGCAGGTTAATCAGGACTATGGAAATGTATACATGATTAAGATTACCAACGGTGGTATTCTCGTAAAGGATTTCATACCTTGGACAGACCTCAATGGTAACTATGGACTGTTTGACAAGGTTACCAACACTGTTCACCAATCAACAGGACAGCTGACAGGCTCATCCAATGTGACTGACATAGTAATATCACAACCACCTGTTGAATACGATACAAAGGTAGCACCTGCGGACTACGTAAGTTACAGCACGCTTGAAGAGTTGAAGCTGATGGAATGTCCATGGGTAGGAATGCATGCTTATGTAGGCGGTTATCTTTATGTGTACACATCTAACTTGAGGTGGGAATATGTTGAGTTACTACCATATCTTACCATTGTTTCAACTTCTGACAACAACACTATCGGTTGGAAGGCTTCAAACAGTTCACTGTTGAAGACCATCAGTGTATCAACAGACAGCGGTCAGACTTGGTCAAATGTGACCTCATCAACAGGAGGCGCAACATTAGCCACGCTAAACAATGGAGACAGGCTTTGGATAAAAGGAACTAATGCAGCATATGGTGATGGCAGCAACAGCAATAAATTTACATCAACAGGCAGTTTTGATGTTGAAGGTAACATCATGTCTCTGATATATGGCGGCAACTTCAGTGGTCAGACTGCATTGACACAATCCTATACATTCAACAGTTTATTCAATGGTTGTAACCGCCTTGTATCGGCAGCTAATTTAATATTACCTGCTACTACACTGTCAGTTAATTGCTATCGTGATATGTTCCTTAATTGCTCATCATTGGTAGCAGCACCTGAATTACCTGCTACAACACTTATTGAAGCCTGCTATCAAGGCATGTTCTATCAATGTTCATCATTGACAACTGCACCTGAACTTCCTGCTGCCACACTTGTAAATAATTGCTATACGCAAATGTTCGATGGTTGTTCATCATTGAATTACGTCAAGTGCCTTGCAACTAACATATCAGTATCAAGTAGCACAAGTTATTGGCTTCGCAATGTATCGTCAACAGGAACATTTGTCAAGGCATCAAGTATGTCATCGTGGTCAAGGGGTACCAACGGTATACCAAGCAATTGGAGCGTACAAGATGCATAGGTTTTTCATTACAAAACACAACTTTTTTTTAACACGCAGTATTTATTATTAAAAAAATAGCTCAACATGGCTAAAAAGACAAAGACCATACAAAAGGAATGCCGCAGCATTGGTACTGCTGTGCGTGCAGATGGTGACTCTCGTATTATCGAGGGTTTAGCTATCGTCTTTGACAAGGACTCTCAAAATATCGGTTGGATAGAACAGATAGTGAAGGGTGCTGTAGATGAAGATACCATCAAGCGCTCTGACATCGTGGCTACTTTAAATCATAACCCATTAAGAGGTATACTTGCACGTTCACGTTATGGAAAAGGCACTCTCAAACTTTGGATTGAGGATGATGGTATGCATTACAGATTCCAATGTCCTCATACAGCACTTGGAGACGAGACCCTTGAAATGTTAGACAGGGGTGATTGCTTTGCGAGTTCGTTTGAGTTCTCAATGGACTACAACTCAACAGATGATGAGGAATGGATATATGATGAGGCTAAGGGCTTACCAAGACGCTACATCAAGCGTATAGACAGATTATATGACGTGTCAGTGGTCGTGGAGCCTGCATATCTTGACACTGAGGCTACACGCAGAAGTGCAGAGGAAATCGCTAATACCATTGATCAACTCAACGCTTTACAGGCAGAGTTTGACGGTCTGTCAAATGTAGATAATATACTAAATTAACATATGCGTAAAAATTCAGCTTACATCAAGGATGAAATCGCACAGAAACGTAACCGTGCGAATGAAATCATTACCCTGTGCAAGACAGAGGTACGTCATATGACTGAGGATGAGGAAAACGAGGTCAACACCTTGAAGGAGGAAATCAGAAGCCTCCGTTCAGAACTTGAACAGCTCAAGGAAGAGACTGACAAGATGACACTCATTGAAGAGGATGAGGAAGTGATTGAAGAGAAGAGTGCAGAGGATGAGGAAGAAGAACCTCAGGCAGAAGACGACACACAGGAGGAAGAAGAACCTCAAGACAACAAAGAACAAAAATCTCATAATATTAATACTATGAATAAGAAAGAATTCTCATTGTTCCGTGCTGTTCGTAGCATCGTGAACAACAAGCCTTTTGACGAGATTGACGCTGCTGTTATCGCAGTTGGTCAGGAGGAAATGCGTAAGGCAGGCGTAAGCTCGGAAGGTCAGATTGCTCTTCCAATGGCATCTGAAAAGCGTTCAACTATCACAGTAGCTGCTGAAGGCGGTGACTTGGTTGAGACCAAGATTATTGACTTGTTAATGCCACTGCGTGCTAAGTCGGTACTTGCTGAGGCAGGTGCAACATTCTACACAGGTCTTGAAGGTGACCTTCAGATTCCTGTAATGGGCAAACAGAACGTAGGTTTTGCTTCTGAAATTGCTGATGCAATGGACGGTGCAAGCGGATTCACCAACGTTAAACTTTCTCCAAAGCGTATCACTGCATTTGTGGATGTATCTCGTAAGGCTTTGATGCAAAGTTCTCCTGACTTGGAGGCTGCTATCATTGAAGACCTTGGTAACGCTATCGCAGAAAAGATTGAAAACCAATTCTTCAGCGATTCAAGCGGTGACACTTCAAGCTACAAGGGTATCTTCAACCTGATTGAAGCTACAACAGGTATCACTACATTTGCATCTCTCGTAGACCTTGAGGCAGACGTAGATGATGCAAACGTCTTTGGCGAAAAGGTATATGTTCTTGGTAACAAGGCAAAGGCAGCTCTCCGTGCAATGGCTAAGTCAAGCAAGAGCACAGAACTCGTTTACGAGAACGGTGAAGTTGACGGAACTAAGGCTTACAATACTTCAAACGTTGCAGGCAAGAAGTTCGTATACGGAAACTTCAACGACGTTGCAGTTGGTGTTTGGGGCACTAACCTCTTGATTGACCCATACACTCAGGCAACTAAGTCTACAGTACGTATCATAGCTGAAACATGGATTGATGTACAGCTCAAGCGTCCTGACGCTTTCGTGACAGGTGAGCTTGCCTAAACGCTAAAAACCACAATTATCAATGTATCTACAGCTCTATCAGATTAAGAAACACCTCAACATCGATGATGAATTTCACGATGACGATGAATACTTAGGCTCTTTGGCACTCGCTGCTGAAAAGGCGGTAGAGCTGTCCATTGATGACAAGTTGAGCAAGCTTGAGGATGATGAGGGGTATTTACCTGCCCCTCTCACTCAGGCAATGCTTTTCCTTGTAGGAACGTGGTACGCAAACAGAGAACCTGATGCTCCTGTTTCAATGTCCAAGGTTCCGCACACTTTTGATTTTATCATAGACCTGTATAGAAATTACTACAACAAGGAAGACGATGAGAGCAGGAAGGCTTAATGAGATAGTTGAGATATGGCGCTCCAACGTCACGGTGAATGAGTTTGGAGAGCGTGATGAAGAGGACATATATGTCTGCAAGACACGTGCTGCTGTTCGCAATACATCAGGCGGACGCACAGAGCCTAACAATGAGATTTTCTACTCATACTCATATGAGTTTATTCTACGCTCATATATTCCTGTCGTAGACACTGACAGAATCAAATGGCAGGGTAAGTTCTACCTCATCAATTCATTGCAGAAGAGACGTGAGATGAATGACATCCTGATATATGCAACAAAGGTTAACGAGTAATGGCTTGGCTAACAACAAAACTGAATGAGGAGAACAACAGAAAAGTGTACACAACGCTTTCTCAACTCGCATCTCCTGAAAAGGTTAATTATATGCTGTATCAGGCGCTTAGAAAAGCCGCCAATAAACTACGTGACGACACAAGAGAAGCACTCATCAGGAAAGTTCCTGCAACGGCCAATCGTAACCCTGACAACCCAATGACTGACGGTGGTAGAGTAGTTGATGATATTATCTCAGGCGGAGATAGAAAAGAGGTCATTGCATATGTGAAGATATACAAGGCTCACAAGTCAGCCGTTGACCGCAACAACATGATACCAATATGGTTTGAGAAGGGTGTGCCACAGAAAGGCGGTGAGCGTATGACCAAGGGTAACAGGGTAAAGAACGCTAAGGGAGAATATGTCTTTGAGCGTTATCTCAACTCACGTGGAGCATCGAGGACACGCATACTACGAGACAGAAGCACAAAGCACTCAACAGGTAGTGTTGCAGCGACCAACTTCTTTAAGGAAACGAGGGAGGCGGACGAGCAGTTAATGCAAGACATCATTTCAGAGTCCATTGACAGAGCTATAAAAGACATTATACAGCATGATTAACTTTGACATAGGTAAAAAGATAAAGGCGGTGATAGAGGCTAATTCAGGTCTGACACAAGACCTGTCGGATGCAAAGGGAGACCTTAAAGTTTTTCCTCTGATAGCTGACGAGGGCACCACATTCCCATTTATAGTCTACAGGCGTTCAGGCTATTCGCCACGCAATGACAAGGACTACATGGGTGAAATGTTGAACGTTAACCTTATACTCGCTCACACCAAGTATGCTGAAAGTCTGAGAATAGCCAATGAACTGTCAGACGTACTTCAGACGTACAGTGATGAAGATATAGAAGAAATCAGGGTGATGAACCTCTCGGAAGATTGGAGCATGGACACATACATACAGCACATTGACGTGCTCATACAGTTTAGATAAATAAAACACATATTATAATATGACTAAAGAAAAAGGCGGCATGCTTATGGCATGGGTTTCAGGGGCTACAGTAGCCTTTGCAACCACACACACGTTGCGAATCAATGGCACTACTGCTGACGTTTCTAATAAAGATGAAGGCGGTGGCGATTGGGCATCTAACGAGGTTAACCTCTTGGATTGGTCAATTGATTCAAGTAACTTCTACAGCTACGATGGCGAGGGCATGAACTACGATGACCTGTTTGACATTATGGTATCTAAGATTCCTGTTGACATCAAGTTTACACGTAGAACTATGCCTGAGACCAAGACAGTTCCTACAGGCGGATGGGTAGCAGACACTACTATTCCATGGTACGCAGGAAAGGCTGTCATTACCAACCTTGAACTTACGGCTGACAACGGTGACTACAGCCGTTACAATGTAACCTTCACAGGAGTTGGTGAGCTGAAGAAGACAAGCGTATAAAAAGGCATTCTTGGTTCAAGTTTCACTTTTTCAGTGGCGATACTTCCGTGTCGCTGCTGTTTTTTTTATGCAGGTAAGTATTTATAGGTGATAAAGCAATTCATTACAATGGGAAAAATTAAAATTAACGGAAACGAGTACAATGTGAAGCGGACAGTTCGTACTCTGTTTTGGTTTGAGGCAATCACAGGACGAGCCTTCAAAATCACCTCAGTTCTTGACAACTACATTCTCTTTTACGCAGCAATCATGGCTAATAACCCTGACTGTAAACTAACCTTTGACGACCTCGTTGATGCAGTGGACGCAGACTCAACATTGGCGGACAGACTGACAGAGGCATTGGATGAAAGTCCAATAGAGAAGGTAGCGGAACAGGAGGAAGATAAAGATGATGAGGACTTAAAAGAAAAAAAAGCCTCAGCGTCACGGAAGTAGTCAGCAGATTGGTACTGATGGGTTTTGACATAGACTACGTCCTTGACAGAATGTACATGTTTGAGGCTCGCAGTTATCTGAAGTTCAACTACCTTAGGGACAAGGAAGGTTGGGAGCGGACAAGATGGATGGGCAACCTGTACGCCAATAGCCTCAGTAAGAATAAGATAGAGATAAAGGACACCATCAGATTCACTTGGGATGATGAGGACAATGACGATGAGACGGTAGACCCATCAGTAATGCACAGGTACCTTGGGGACATCAAGGAGAGTGTAAGCAAGATGCAATTTGACAGACCTGTCGTGGCGCATAAAAGTAAAAGAAAGTAGTTACATTACATGAATAACGATTACGTACAGCGGTTCGTTGGTAAGGATGAAATCAGTCCTGTAGCAGCGGAAATTAAAAAGAACATAGAAGGCATGGCGGAAGGAATTGATTCCGTCAATAAGGCTGTTGGTAAGTCTTCATCAACTCTTGACACGGCTAAGAAGAGCGTTAGGGAGTTCTCGGATGAAATCAAGGCAACAGGCACCAATACTGACGTTATCAATAAAATAAGCCTCAAGTTTGAGAAGATGCAGGAGCGGCTTACCCCAACCAAGCAGTCAATCAGACAACTGACGCAGATGATGGCGGAACTCAACTATGCAGGTGCCACCAATACGGAAGTTTATACCAATATCGCTCAGGAGGTAGGTCAACTGCGTGATGCTTATGCGGATGCATCACAGTCCGCTAAGGCTTTCGCTGACGATAATCTTGCTATCGCTGCAGCAGCACAGTCAATTCAACTCATGACAGGTGTCATGGCATCAGTCACTGCAGGCATGCAGTTGTTTGGGACTGACAGTGAGAAAGTAGCAGAGGCACAGAAGAAACTTCAGATAGCCATAGCAGCAGTCAACGGTGCAATGGCTGTAGCCAATACACTCAATAAGAACTCAACCCTGATAACGGCATTACAGGGAGCGTACGCAAAAGCTAAACTCAAAGTGCAGGCACAGCAGTTAGCCTCAGAGAAACTTCTGAATGTTGAGACCATTAAAGGTACAGCAGCAACAGGTGCCAATGCCACAGCAACAGGTGCTGACACTGTCGCTAAGACAGCAGATGCAGCCGCAACAACAGGAGCAGCAGGAGCACAGATGACGTTGAACACTGCCTTAGCAATGGGTAAGGCACTGATGGGTGATTGGACAGTCATCCTTACGGTAGCAGCGTCACTACTTGGAGGTTTAGCCATATCTGAGGCACTGTTTAGTGACAGCGTTGAAGACGCAACGGATGACGTTAAGAAGCAGCAGGAGGAATTAGAGAATTGGAAAAAGCAGTTGAAGGAGGTTGAGTCAGGTGTCATCAAAGACTTATATGGTAAGTTCATAATACTTGAAACTCAATGGAAAAACCTCAAGACTGTAGGTGAGCAGACACAGTTTATCAAGGACAATGTCAATGCGTTCCATGAGTTAGGCGTTGAAATCAGGTCTCTTGCAGACGCTCAGCAACTGTTCATCAACGGACGTGAAGCGTTTGTTCAGACCATACAGCTTACAGCACAGTTAGCGGTAAAGCGCAGACAGCTTGAAAAGGCACTTGAGGAAGGAGTCAAGACTGAGGAAGGCACCTACACCATTGGTTACTTAGCATCAGGAGACATTTCTAAGGAGATAGCTGACATACAGAAAGAGATAGACAGCATCTATAAGAAGTATAGTTTCAACAGACCTACAACAGGCGGTACAAGCACAGCCAAAACCACAACCAAAACCGCTACACCTGAGAAGCAGTTGACCATACTGCAGCAGTTAGAGGCAGAGGTCAGGAAATATCAGACAATGTTAGGTAACATTGACCTCAGTATGCCATGGGCAGCAGATGAGCTTCAGATGGTTAAGGACGCTCTCAAGAAGGCAGAGCAAGACCTCAAGGACTATAAGTTAAAGGTAGGCTTGGAAGTGGCTCCACCTGAGGAAGGAAGCGTGTCATATTTCAAGAACCTGATTGCAGAGTATGATAAGAAACTCAACGAGCAGAACCTGACAGTAGACGCTCGTATTGATATTGAATCCAAGAAGAGTGAGATTCAGAATCAGATAGACAAGATTACCCACAATGGAGAGGAACTGTCTATTAAGGCTAAGGTAGAGCCTGTAAGCGGAAGGGAATGGAACCTGACTAACTCCTATGACAATGCACGGAATAATGCCAATGATATCAAAAAGCAGTACGAGTTAGGTATCATAGGTGCTGATGTTGCGAGGTCACAAATCGCTGAAATAAACTCTGAAATTGCAAAGCTCAACCTTGAGAACGGAACCAACATGAAGCCTATTGAGATTGACTTCATCCCTACAGGATTTGACAAGCTGAAGGAAGGGTTTAGTGTCATCGAGGACAGTGTAAACTCAATCGATGGATTGGTCAACTCGTTTGAGAAACTGACAGACGGATTGAACGGTGGTGCTAATGCATGGGAGACTTTCTTGAATGTCATGTCACTTGCATCTTCACTGATTCAGACCTACGAGGGAATCACAACAGCGATTGAGACCTTCAAGAAAGTTAAGTCCGTAGCTGATGTTGCTGACACAGGTAAGAAGACTGCAGAAGTTGCGGCTAACAAGGCTCTGACTAAGAGTAACATTGAATTGGCTGCTTCACAGATATACCTTGCACACTCATCCACACCTGTGCTCGGTGCAGCCTACGCAACCTCACAGATAACTGTCATGGAGGCTACTATGAAGAGCCTTGCAGCTCTCGAAATGTTTGCGGGCGGTGGTGTCGTAGGTGGTTCATTCAGAGAACACCCTGTACTTGCTCACAAAGGTGAGGTAATCTTTAATTCACAGCAGCAGAAGAACCTGTTGGATATAGCCAATGGTAGAGCTATCAGGACAGAACAGGCAACACGTGACAGGGTAATCGGAAGAATCAGAGGCACTGACATTGAACTCGTTATGAAGAACCTCAGTAAAGAGAAATCAAGAGCAGGTATCGAGATTGAAATAAGATAAGACCAACCATGAAGATAACAGGACAGTTCAGAGACATAAACAATAAACTCTACAGGGTAGACGTTCAGGATAACTCACCACTTGTTGACGTGAAGGTGTGCGGTGTTGACGGTATCTATCTTGATTCTGACAGCGTTGAGATTACAAGAGAGATAAGCGATTTGTTCCAACCCATCATCGTGCACTCAGCTAAGGTAACGTACTACACAGAGAACTACGAGGGTGGAAGCCTTTTCACGGTAGATTCAAGAGGTATCGAGATGATAGTCACGGACGAGGATATAAACCAAGTAGTATACCGTGGATGGGTGGAGCCTCAGATATTCAATCAAGGCTTCTCTCTTCCACTTGATCAATTCACCATTAATTCAACGGACGACCTCGGAACTATGCAGTACGTCAAGTACAAGGATGCAAGACCTGAGAACTATGCAGAACTATATCAGAGCGCTGCAACGGTAACAGTCAAGAGCATCCTTGATGATGTGGCTACGAGATTTCTCGGAGGCTTGGATAAGGTCTACTATGATAACTCCGTTGGACTGACAAGCGCAACCACAGCATCAGTCTTTGATGATGTGGCAATCAGTGAAATCAACTTCTACGGTGACCAAGTAGACAACGTAGACACCTACAATGACATCGTTGAGAACGTACTGAGGTACTTCAATCTGCACATCATGCAGGTTGGTGACATAACCTATATCTTCAATTGGAAGAGTATCAAGGACAGACGTAATGTGTGGACAGACCTCAATGGAAATACAGTGACGCTTAGCGCTCCTGCAGTACATACGATGGTCAAGTCACTGCACGCTGATTCTGATACAAACATATCCATTGAAGACGCATATAATCAGGTGAAGGTCAAGAGCGTTACTCAGAAGAAGGATGATACCATTGAGAATCCAATGGACACCAATGACCTTAAGTACTATTTTACAGGTAGACAGCATTTCCTGACTGAGTATTGGTCGGTAGTGGATGAAGAGAGAAGCCCATCAGCAGCCGCACATACATTGCTTAACTTTCAGGGTTGGATAGATATGATTCGTGGTGACTATGACGGTAACAAGGATAAATTCAAGGAGTGCAAGTACCGTGATTGGTACATGCAGAACTGCTATCATAAGAATTGGAAATTCTACACCTATGACTCTGCCACCAACGAGAGAACAAATGTTAATGACCTGTTACAACAGGATGAGGAAGGAAACTACATCAATCAGTACGAGCTGACTCAGAAGATATATAACAACCCATGCTCTGCTATCATGATGAAATTCGGCAGTGATGAGAAAGACATGTACGTCACTGATAACTCAGTGCCTAACGCCATGGAAATGACACCATACCTCTGCATCACCATCAACGGAAATCAGAACGATACCATAGCAGGACATCAACCTGACGAGGCTAAGCTTTCAGGTGCTACGCCTCTCTGTGAATACACTGCACCTACAGCAGGCGGTAACTTCTCACCACAGGATTCAGGCACAACCAACTATATTGTCTTCTCGGGAGACTTACTACTTCAATCTCCACTCAGGGAAATAACAAACTACACAGAGGTGCTTTATCGTGGTAATCAAAGTGAATTCAAGAATTACTATGCAAGCCATTGGGTAGAGGCAGAGGATGGGGGTAGGAGATACTATACAAGACGTTGGACAAAAAGCAAATATCCTGATGGAACTCCTGAGGAAGTATTGGACACGTGGAGGACAATCATGCCACCTCTTGATAATCCACCTATGCAAGAGAAGGATAAGATGAAATATGACTACAGTGCTATTGGTGACGGTACTGACAAGTTTTCAAAGCTTCCTATCCTTGAGTGTGAGTTGATTATAGGTAATAAGCGGCTTATTGAGATTAACATGGATGAGTTTGGTAATTCTGAATTCCAATGGGTAACCATAGGTGCAGAACCTACATCAACCTATGTGGATGACAGTGGAAACACACAGACTTATACTGTTACTACGTTCAGTTTAGGAGTGAACCCACGTCCTTCAGATTGGACAGGCTATGAAGGTGATACGTTAATCAATCAGAACTACGAGCTGCAGAACACTGTCCATTGGAGCATGAACATCAGTGCGAAAGGCACTGCTATACCTATCAAGGTTTCAGATAACCTTTCAGGTGACCTGACGTTCCGTATTCTAGGCCCAATCAATTCAATTTGGCATCAGATTAACCGCAGACATCCTTCATTTTGGAGGCATACAAAATGGTCAACAGACGATAAGTTTATACTCGCTCATACTGAGACAATCTTTATCAAGAACTTCACAGCCAAACTGTACAGCAGCGTTGGAGACTACAACAAGGAACCTAATGACCTCATCTATCTGTCTGATGAAGATGACTATGTCAACCTAAAGAAGGCCACGGATTTCAAACTCATCACACAACCTACATATCAGCAGTGCGTAGACCTTGGTATCGATTACGTCACCTGTATCAACGCATTTACCAATACCGCTACATCTACACCGCTTCATACCCTTTACAACACCGCTGACGGTGAAGAGGGAATACCTGAAGAACTGTATGTGAATAACCTGTATGAAGAATTTCACACGCCTAAGATTCTACTCAATGGTACGCTCAAGATGAGGGAGTTAGAGGATTGGAGGGAAATCTACAAGTCAACACCCCTTGGTAATAAGCAGTTCTATGTGCAGAAGATGGTGCAAGACCTCAAATACGCTAACGCTAATGTAACCTTAAAAGAATGCTAATATCATGATAACCATACAACAGATAGCCACTAAAAAAGGCACAGACAACACCGCTGTAGGCAACGTAAATATCAACGTCAGAGGCGGTTCAGGAGTTTCTACAGGTATTGAAGGTCATTACCTTTGGGGACACTATTTTGATGCTACACAGGACATCAGCGGAGACCTTGTAGGCGTTGGTAATATTAAAGGCTCAGGCTCTATCTCAATGGATGGCGATATCCAAGGTAACAACATAACAGCCAATGGTGACATCAATGCTAACAACGCCAATATCAACGGCAATGTGAATGCTAACAATGTCACCACTACCACTGTCAATGCTGACTATGCCTATACAGGTAATATCGTCAATCAGAACAACATCACAACGCACTCAATCGATGCTATCACGGCCACACTCAACAGCCTCATCGCAGGACGTATCACAGTGGATAACCTGACAGTCACAAAGGCGGCTCATTTCTTTAAACTTATCATTGATGAAATCAAGTCCACCAACGGTATGTTTATCCTATCGGTAGGTAATGCGGAACTCGACCATGTAGGACATATCAATGAGACTACTTACCGCTGCTTCTACAAGGCCACCAACGGTAACGAGCATATACATCAGCTCTTTGAACCTGACGACCAAGTAGTCTGTCAGACATTCAATGCAGCAGAAGGAACTACCTATGATGTAAGCAACAAGTACTATTGGATGAAGGCCATA